GCAAAGCGAAGACCAAAAGAAATATGAACACACAATCAATGAAGCGGGAGGTATTTATGTTATTGCTAGAAACATTGATGACTTTATTGAGTGGTATGATGAAACATTTAAAAACTAATATATTATGAACGTAGTAAGTCTTTTTAACGGAATGAATACAGGTCGCCAAGCCTTAGAGAATATTGGCATAAAAGTTAATAAATACTATTCAAGCGAGATTAAACCCTATGCAATCGAATTAACCCAATACCATTTTCCCGACACAATTCAAGTAGGGGATGTTACAAAATGGAGAGAATGGGATATTGACTGGCAAAGTATTGATTTAATTTTAAGCGGATCACCTTGTCAAGATTTAAGTGCGGCTGGTAAACGTGCAGGAATTCACGGAGCTAAAAGTAGTTTGTTTTTTACTTTTGTGGATATACTTAATCATATAAAGTCACTTAATCCGAATGTATTATTTTTACAAGAGAATGTAGGTAGTGCATCAAAATTAGATGTTGGAATTATGAGTAGAGCATTAGGAGTTTATCCAGTAAGAATAAATAGTAGTTTAGTAACAGCACAACTTCGAGATAGGTACTACTGGAGTAATATTAAAACAAAAGAAACTATGTTTGATTTGGTTACTGATATTCCACAACCAAAAGATAGGGGTATAATGTTTAAGGATATTATTACAGGTGGAGTGGTGGAACGAGTTAAGGCAAATTGTTTAATGGAAGGTACAGAAAATAGTTTGGCCTTTGTTGATAGAAATTGTAAAAAAAGTCAAAGATATATGAAAAGTCGTGAAAAATATGGAGTTAATTTAATTTACGTTGATACTGATAAACATACTTGTCTTAATACTGGGAGTGGTACAACTGAAAAATCTTCTCAAAGGTATTTACAACATCGAAACGAAACTACTGGAATGATTACTTTAATTTACGAACATAACAACGAATTAAGATGCAAAACAAACACAGCAAAAGGATATGATGTTGTAACTGAAAATGATTGTTTAGATTTAAGTTTTCCAACTTCAACAACACGCAGAGCAAGAGTTACAAAAGGGAAATCGCCATGTTTAATGGAAAGTTCAAATAATCTTTATTCTTACAAAGACGGAATAGTTAGAACAGTTAACAAGATTGAAATGTGCAGATTGCAAGGTTTCCCTGATGACTATTGCGATATACTTTCAACAGCTAAAGCAGGATCATTGCTAGGTGATGGTTGGACTTTGCCAGTTATTGAGCATATATTTTCATTTATTAAATAATATCCCTTATATTACACATCATAATCATTAACAAGTAAATTATATAACACATTATGCAAATAGAATTTAAAATTACAGGTGAAGACCAAAACGAGCTGATGCCGTACTTTCAGGCGCAAAATAGAGATGCTTTTTTATTTCAATTATTCCACAATTTTTTTAGACAATGGAAAAATACAGATGGACTAGTTGATATCGAAGATGTTAAAGAAAAGTTATTCGAGTTAAAGAATGAATACAATATTAGTTTAATCGATTATTAATAAACTAACTTTGTTTTCCAAAAGCAAATCATTGAATGATATAGTACTTGAATACCCAATCTTAATTGAAGCCAGTAAGAAGATTACAGGCGGTCATGAATTACATCTTGACTTACTTCATTATGCAATCGAGGAGCTTTATTTGAAGTCAAATTATAATGAGATTATTAATAGTGGTGGATTGAGATTTTATATAGTTAGAATCATGCTTACTCAATGGCGTTCAAACACAGGCCCGTTTTATAAGATGTTTTTTAATCAAAAATCAAATGAGATAGTTGGGGACTTTATTTACGAAGATGAATATGAATTTAATGAGATACAATACAATGAAGCTTTAGAGGATTTGAAGTGGTACGATAAAGAATTATTTAAACTATTCACAAACGAACAGCATACGATTTCAAGCCTATCTAGGCAAACAGGCATACCACGTTCAAGCGTTGATTTAACTATTAAAAAAGTACGTAAAATTTTAAAGAAACATGAGTAAAGTTTTAATAATAGGAGACATTCATGAGCCCTTTTGTTTGGATGGATATTTAGACCATTGCAAAAAACAATATAAGCATTTCAATTGTAATAAGGTAGTTTTTATAGGAGACATAATCGACTCACATTTTTCATCGTTTCATAATACGGATCCCGATGGATTGAGTGCAAAGGACGAATTAAATGTTTCAATAAAGAAGTTAAGAAAGTGGCACAAGGCATTTCCGAACGCAACGGTTATAATCGGTAATCATGATAGGATAGTAGCCCGTAAAGCCCTAGCAAATGGAATTAGTGCTAAATGGATTAAGGAATATAAAGATGTGCTCGAAGTCCCTACATGGAATTTCAAGACAGATGAAACGATTGACAATGTATATTATGTACATGGTGAAGGTTCGACAGCATTTACAAAGGCTAAAGACCAATTTCGTAGTGTTGTAGCTGGTCACACACATACGAAGTGTTACATTGAATTTGTTAACAACGTGTTCGGTATGCAAGTAGGTTGTGGTGTGGATAAAGATAGTTACGCTATGGCATACGCAAAGAATTACGCACCACCTCAAATAGCTTGTGGTGTTGTTATTGATGGGAAATTGCCTATTATAATTAAAATGCACTAAAATATATATTTAACTATATGAAATGGAAATTTGAAAACATAGACATTATATTCTCATGTAGTGAGAATGACTTTGAACGAACAAGTAATTATTCACGAAATAAATTAAATACAAATGATAGAATTATTTATCTTGACGGTGCTGTTGTCAATGGCAACGATAGCGTTAATACTGAATCCGATTTACTCGAAAGTGTTGAAACTAATATCGATACTAACGAGCATAAACCTAGAAGGAAAGCCGCTAAAGTGTCCGACGTGCCTTCCGTTTTGGGTGACGATGATAGTCCTATTGATTACTAGAGTAGATATACCATTGGTAATTTTATTAAGTTTTAGTGCTTCTTACTTAGGTGAGTACTTTTATAAACAATTGACTACATGAGAAAAACTATCAAATTAAATATATTCAATTGCAAAGTAAATTTTATCCTATCAAAGGATATAATTAAGGACATTAATAAGATATTCAAAAAGAATAAAGAAGTATTCACATTAGATTGCGAGCTTGAAGGAATTGTTTTTTACTTTACCATTAGTGAATACTTTATAATCATTAACGAGAATTATTTATCTCATAATACATTAGCACATGAGATATATCATTTAGTGGTTAAAGTAACCGAGCCACGGGATATAACAGATGAAGAGACGCAATCGTGGTTGTGTGGGGAATTAACCCAAGATATATATAAATTTTTAGAAACAAACAAAGTAACAATAAAATGACAATGATAGTAAGCGAACAGGATAAAGAATTATTACTTGAAAATAGTAAGATAATACTAGACATTACGACAGGATATAAGCCTAACGAATTGAAAGTATTGTATGATTTGCATAATCGAATTTATAGCACTAATAAGACTCCAAACGGTTGTGGTTCGTGTATTCGTAGTGTAATCGTTTCATTGCAAAAAGCATTATCAAAAGTCATTTAATAATTAGAAAATAATTAGAAAATATGCCAAATATAGAAAACTTAATACCAGCACAAAAAGGTGAAGTAAGAAACCCAAATGGGCGTGGTAAAGGCAATAGAAATAGAAGTACAATCCTTAAGGAATTACTTGACATTAACGATCAAGAGTTAAAGATGCACCAAGCACAAATTGAGAAAGCAATTGAGTTAAAAGATACGAACGCTTACAAAGCCGTTTTAGATAGTGCATACGGAGCACCAGTTCAACAAATAGACAACGATATTACCATAAAAGAATTTGACATCTCGAAACTCTATAATGGAGAAGCACAATAGTACATGGAATTTATTAGGTAGCAAAAGTAGATACTTTGTAGTCACGGGCGGTAGAGGTAGTGGTAAGTCATTTGAGGTCGGTAGATTTATTACCTTATTATCATTCGAGCAAGGTCACAAGATACTGTTTACAAGGCAAACAATGACGAGTGCTCACTTGTCTATTATCCCTGAATTTAAAGAGAAAATAGAGCTATTAAAATTAGAGGATATGTTTAGCATATCTAAAAGTGAAATTAAGAATAAGCAATCTCAAAGTGAGATATTCTTTAAAGGATTAAAGACTTCAAGCGGTGACCAAACAGCGAACTTAAAATCTTTGCAAGGAGTTACAACTTGGATTTTAGATGAGAGTGAAGAGCTAACCGATGAAGATACGTTTGATAAGATTAACCTATCAATCCGTTCAAATGATAAACAAAATAGAGTTATATTAATTCTTAACCCAGCTACGAAAGAACACTGGATATATAAGAAGTTTTTTGAGCAAGAAGGTATCAAAGAAGGCTTTAACGGAACTAAAGGTAACACGACTTACATTCATACTACCTACGAAGATAACATTAAGAATTTAGGTGTTTCATTCTTACAAGAGATTGAGAAAATTAAGATAAACAACCCAACTAAATACGAGCACGTTATTTTAGGCGGTTGGCTTGACAAAGCAGATGGAGTGGTGTTTACAAATTGGGAGTTTGGGCCTTTCAATCCTAACTATCTTCAAACATCTTTTGGTATGGACTTTGGATTTTCAATTGATCCTGACGCACTAGCTGAAGTGGCAATCGACATAAAGAATAAAATCTTATACGTTAAAGAACATATTTATCAACGTGGATTGAAAACGCATGAGCTATCAAAAATGCTACTTGAAAAAACAAAAGGCGGTTTGATTATTGCAGATAGTGCCGAACCTAGATTGATTGATGACCTTAGATTTCAGAAAGTAAACATTCAAGCGGTTAAGAAAGGAACCATTGAAAGCGGTATTGTTCGTATGCAAGATTTCAAGATAGTTGTTGAGCCGAATAGCACGAACATTGCAAAAGAGCTGAATAATTATTGCTACTTAAACAAAGGCTCAAAACTTTATATTGACAATTGGAACCACATAATAGATGCAATTCGTTATAATGTTATTTACAACCTTGATAACCCGTCTAAAGGAACGTATGGATTTTATAAAAAAGGTATGTAATTTTACAAAAAAAATATATTTAACAATATGGTTGGCAGTATTTACGAAATATTAATTCAAGATTTAAGAACATTGTGTTTATCTCATAAGGCGGTTAAGTCCTTTCGAGTAGGTGATATTAGCGCAATCGAACAACCAACTGGTAACGATGGACCACACACGAATAGCTATGATTACATGGCGGTTCACTTAGTACCGTCAACTGCAGAGATGAATGGACAGTCAACAAAGTTTGAGTTTGATATGGTTGTATTTGATTTATGTAAAGACGATTTAGAATTGCAAGTAATTACACAATCTCAATGCCTTGAAGTAACCCGAGATATTATAAGCAAATTTAACTTAACTGATTGGAAAGGATTTCGATACAACATTCAATTACCAACAACATCAATGATATTCGATGAAGCCTTTGTCAACTCCGTGGCTGGTTATACAACACGAATAATAGTTGAAGCAATTAGTCCTTTCACTTTATGCGAAAATCCATTTAATTAATGGATCCAAAGAAACTATATATTAGACAAGTTACTAAAGCCTTAGATGCTTTGGGTACTGAAATATTGAATATCATGAAGGCGCAAGCACCAGTAAAAACAGGTAAGCTAAAGCGTTCAATAAGATATAAGATAGTTACTAAAAACGATAACCCAGCATTATCATTTTACTACATATATTACGGCGTGTATGTTGATTTAGGTACTTATAGCAATGCCGATAAATCAAGCTATGGAATGAGCCAGTTTATAATGCCTAAATGGAATCCAAAGCCCGGACATACGGGTAAAGGAATATTGCCACGTTATTGGACATCATTGTCAAGTGATGCAAACGAATTGATAGCATACTTTGCAAAGAAATTAGAGAGAACAGTAGGAGCGGATATAGTCGAGATATTAACAGGCGTTACAACAAAAACAAGTAGAGCAACAGCATAAATTATGAGAACAATAAAAAGTATATCAATTAGAAAATTCATCGAGATTTCGGACTTAGTAAAAGATGAAACAAGCATTCACGACCGTATGAAAGTTTTTCAAATTGTCACAGGTTGCGACATGGAAGAAATTCGTATTATACCAGCTGAAATACTAGATACAATGTGGAATGAGTTTGTACACAATTGCTTTGACTTAGGTGATGGTAGTGTTGACAATATCATTACGATTGATGGTAAATCTTACGGATTGATTAATGTGAAAGGCTTAACAGTTGGTGAGATGGCAGATATTGATGTGTTGAAAAACCATCCCGTGTTAAACTTTAATCTTCATAAGATAATGGCTATTCTTTACAGACCATTGATTTCAAAACTACCTTTCAAAATTGAGCCTTATAGTAGTGAAACATTTGAGGAGCGAGCTGAATTGTTTGCTGAAAAAATGCCCGTTAAGGTTGCATTGAATACCGCTGTTTTTTTTTTAAATATATTGGGCAGCTTGAAAGGAGCTATAAAGGACTCTTTGGATCCGAAGATACCGAAAGCGGAGAAGAAGAAAAAAATCTTGAACGTGCTGATGTCCGTTGCGCTCGAGGTTGGAATACGTTTATTTACTTCCTTGCGAAAGACGACATCCTCAAAATCGAAGAGGTTACAAAAATAGAATTAATAACAGCCTATAATTTTTTAGCACACCAAAAGAATAAAAATGATAACACAAATTAACTACGCACCATCTTACTTACAAGGAACTTACAATCCAATTATTTGGAGTGTACAAAGTGAT